TTAAGATTCCTCCCAATTTGCAGAGGCGACACAATCATCAGCATAATCATCTGTCACATCAACTAGGCCCTTAAGGCCACATCCATTACATTTAATAATGTCGTCTTCATATAAAAACTTCTCATTCCCCAGTTCAGTTTCTACATTAGCTTTATTGCAACCACAACGTGGACAGGTTCCAAGCCAATCAACAAATACTGTTTTCATGCTGCAGCCCTCTTTTGAAGAAAGCGTTTATTACGCTTTGCCAGTGTGCCCCGATTCAGGCTGATTAATTCAGCTGCACGGGTCATATTGCCATGAGTCACTACCAGTGCTTTTTGGGCGATGATATCTTCCAGATGTTCAATTAAATTTTTGGTTCTCCCTTCTTTAATTGCTTGGTCAATATCATCCTCCCGAAGCACAGGGAAATTGACATTATGAGAAGGTGCTCCATTTTTAAGTAATGGATTTATACTTTGTTCATACCAAATATCAAATTTTTCACGATCTTCTTTGGCTTTCGCTTTTGACTGAGCAATATTTTCATGATGTTCCTGAATGGTACCTGGCCAATTTAATTGGTTACGGTCATAAAACTCTTGAGCATTGGTATACATTTGCCAGGCAACTTCATCTGCTTGCTCAACAAGATTTAAGAGCCAATCACGGGCATTATCGAAATCACTTTCAATAAGAGCGCTGGCTGCAACCACAATAGCATTGTGATGCATGGTCACCATTTCGCAGCTCTTCAGATCAGCGATATCAGACATATACATGAAAGCTTCAGCAAGTTCAGGCGTAAATTCAGCTTTAGTTCCAGTCTTTGCAGCTTCACGTAAAATTTCTTTTTGTCGATCGAACCACTCCCAACGTGCTTTAGGTTTCATTGCATTTAATTTTTCAGGTACTGTATTCACTTTCTTTTTCTCCAAGTCGCTTCTTTAAACTTTGCATTTGCTAGGTGTGCCAGAATTTCTGACTCATTTACATTGTCGAAAATATGAGTCATATTGCCCCCGAACACTGTGAGTGTTCGGGTAATAGTGGAATAGTTGAATTTCACGATGCTTGGCCCTCATCGTTGGCCGCATTTTCAAGCTGCAAGCGGCGGGTATTAACGATGCGCATCATGTCTGACTGAATGACTGGATCTAGGCTGCCGACATCAATCTCAAGGGCATCCAAAGCTGTTAAATCAGGCGCGGTCTGGATCTTCACCATTAATGATGGTTCAGTCTTAGGTTGTGGATTTTGGAATTCCTGCAGGCGACGAGAGATAGCGCGTAATAAAGGCTGGCGCTGTTCCTCCGTCCATGACTTTGTATAGCGGACGAGGGCATTAGCCTCTTCCGGTGTTTTAGTCTCAGGAAGTCTTGCAAGTAATTCTTGCAGTTGAGTATTCCACTCGGCTGTCTCTTTTTTTACCTGGTCAAAGTAGTGAACACTTTCATTCGATTTCATTACCTGAGCGACTGCAGCTGCAGTAACAGGTTCTGGTTGAGCCGGTTCCTTTTGTTTTGCCAAAGTATCTGCCTTTAAATTTAACCGTGTAGCCAGCTCGGCATGTTCAACTTCCGATAGCTCACCGTTCATATTGATACGGATCCGGATTGATTTAAGGTCAGCATCACTTTGTGCATTTTCAATATCAGTTATGAATGCATCACATAAAACTGAAAGATCACATTCCAACTCACCAGGATGCGGGGTATCAGCTGCTAATTGATCTTTGAAATCTTCAATATTCTCTGCAGCTAATGATTCCAGCTTTTCAGTTTTGGCGCTGGTGATTGCCCGCAGTTGCTCATCACTGAAACCATGCTGGTCTAACCCGGAACAAACAGTTTCAACCTCCTCTACATCAATGCAAGTTGCAATTGCATCAATGACTACATCCTTATGCGCTTCGATTTCTTTCTTATTCGAACGCTTTCTTTTAGACTTTTTCTCAAAATCAGGTACTGCATTAACAGTAAATTCCAGATCTAAACCTAAAAATTCGTGATATGCCTTCATTTGCAGTTTTGCATTTTCCTCGTCACGCTGGACTACGCCACAACGAATGAAATTGAGTACATCAGAGCTATTATCAAATTTAGTTTTATGAATCTCAGCGCATGGAAAGATGCAGACATAAATCTCTTGGCCTCTCTCCAATTCGTCTAAATCACATGGCTTAGTAAATTTAATACCGGCCATTTCCAACATTTCTAATTGAATGCAAAATTCATAATTTGGCAGACCAAAAACAGTTGCCGGCATTTGGTCCAGTGTGCTGAAATCTTTATCTGCATGAAGAACGCCATCACCAGCGTAACGGCACAGTACTGTTTTACCTTTTTGTAGGGCAGCGAAAGCCTCTTGGGCATTTAAAATATTATTCATAGCCGTATCCTAGTGATGCATTTGGTTGTTTTGTTGATTGTGGGCTTGCGATGGCATAGGTAATTCCCAGCCTTGCTGGTCGGCACGTGCCTGGCATGCTTTTCTGATACCGGCATAAAAATTAGTGCCGTTAAATGTACTCAAGGCCTTTTCTAAAGTTGCGGGATTATTCGCCTTGCTAATAGAGACCAAGGCATCCTGGAAGCGCTGGCCCATTGATTTTTGTGCAGGCTGATTTTGTTGCTGAGCAGCCGTATTTTGATTTTGTTGATAATTAGCAGATGCTTGCTGATTATTTTGGCCGTTACTTTGCTCATTTTGGTTTCTGTAGTGTGTAGCAGCCATTTCTTGATATTTCCAATCATCCCACTGGCCAGAGAAAATATCGCCAGCAAAACCTAAATAGCTCATAGCCTTCACTGTAGCATCAGTAACGGATTTTTTAGGTGCATCCTCATCCCAGACTTTTCCACCATTTGATGTTTTATACATGGCTTTGGTTCCGCCCATTTGCTGAGTCAGACATTTATTGCCTTTGTCGTCTAAGTACCAGAAGGTTACCAGTGCCCAGTGCATGATCGTATGTTCATCAAAGCGTTCAAAACCTTGATCATCAACAATGGTTCCCCAGCCTTGGCCACATGGTCCAAATTCTTCAGTGGCACGTTGTACAAGCCAGTAAGGTTGTGGTGAGTTACCTTTATAAGATTTACCAGTAATAGGCTTTACTTTGCTTGGATCGGTAACGCAAAGACGATGCCATAAATTCATATTTGTGTTTTTCATAGCTTTGCTCCCTTACTGGCAATTTTTGTAAGAAATACGCTGATTAGCGCTATAACGAGAAGTTTGGCTATTACGTGCGTTGCGTTCTTTTGAACGTTGTTCATTAACGGCACGCTTTAATTCACGCTTGACCCATGCGATAGAAAGCTCATCCGAGGTAATTTGACGTGGCTCAGCATCTTTAGAGTCTTTTACTCGAACTGAGTACCAGTCGAATGCAAGTTCCTGGGCACCGCCAAAAAAGTTCTTGTCGAAATCAGGCGTATAGTTCAACGAAACTTTGGCCATAAAGATTTTTGATCCAAGGCGCACGTGATAGAAGCCTTGCTCATCTTTCAATAAGTATTCGCGGAAAGGGGTGGTAAACTTGGTAATGCTCATAATCACCCCCGAACCATACGGTTTGTTTCAATATGGGCAGTGATCACTGAGATCATGTTGCGGATGTCATCTTTATTGGTGAAGTCGTTATAACTTCCGCCAGTAGGAGTTAATACACGATCAACAGCCAGGTTATAGATAAATACAGCTTCATCATTGCTACCGAGTTGACCGTTATCATCTGGTACTAACTTAAAATCAAAGCTTGTGTACACACGAAAGCCATCCAGATTTATAACGGCTTGGCCAGTGGTATCTGATGTGATTTGAACTGCTAAAACGCCGTAGGTTGATTGGGTATTCGCATAGTTAAAGGCAGGGGCGATATCAACCGGTTTAGTAACAAGGGCATAAGCACCAGATAACGTACCAGCTGTGATTGCTGCCAAAGCACATCCTTTAAGCAAAGACTTGCCAGAGATGTAGCTTCGGTTGTGATTTAAAACATTTTGTTCCATAATGGACCTCATTGTGAGTAAGAAGCCCCGTCCATCCGCCAAGATTTCGGGGCTTTTTGCTGTCTATGAGGATTATTAAACCTTAGATTTAAATCAATTGCAATAATAACTTAAATCTTAGATTTAAATTAAACATTAAATTGGAAATTTAAATATTAAAAAACCGACATATAGTCGGTTATAAAGTCTGATAATTTTTTATTTCATGGGCTGGCCAAGCTTTCCATCCTGGCATAATTTTATCAATTGATCGTTTGTCAGAACGGGTATAAATACACGATCTCCCAGCTTTTCTGAAATTAATTTCACTTCATCTTCGCTTAACATCATAGATTCATTATTTGCTGCTGCAGTATTTATCTTTTCAAGCAACAAGTTTATTGGGAATTCTGAGCTAGGTATTTGCATGTTTTGCCCTCAATTTATCTTCTAATTCGCTTAACTACTTGTTTCCACCAATATTGACCGATAATGAAGATTCCTTCTGCTTCAATCCGTTTAGGGGAATAATATTCATCAGGGTATTGATTCTTATCAGGGTTGGCAGAGGTAGCCTTGAAACCGCCTTTACCTTGTTCATTCCAATTGGATAGATATTTGATTTTTGTATCGTCACCAACTTGGAAGGCGTATATCTCACCGTCATAAATTGTTGTGGCAGACATATCAACTGATATGGCTTGGCCATCTTTTAATTTTGGAAACATACTTTCACCTCGGACGTGGATCACTTTGGTGGAAGATGGTTGAACATTGCATTCTCGTACAAGATCAACAGGAAAAAGCATTTTCTTTGTGCTAGGAGATTGTAGATTCAAATAACCATTCCCAGCGCTTACATAAACGTCATCATAATAATCAATTGCCACATAACCATCAGGTACTGGGTCATCATAACTATATGTTATTACCTGCATTTCCGAAACTTCAGCATTACTTTTCTCTGGCTCAAGCATTACGCCAGATCCATCTAAAAGCCATCCAGAATTAACACCAGTTAATGATGCTAACTTCTTTAAAGTATCTCGACCAATCTTTCCATTTTTCCAGTTGGTTGCAGCTTGAGCTGAATAACCCATTTTGACTGCAGCTCCTGACCAGGAAAGGCCAGCATGATCTAACGCGTTTTTTATTCGTTGAACAAGTAGATCCATAACGATAATCATAACAAACCATTGGTTTAAAAGTTTAATAGTTAATTTAATGCTATTGAAGCAATCATAGATTGTATTGATATTAAATCTGTGGTTTAATTTTTTGAGAATTAACCATAGAGTTTAAATCATGAATCGAATCAAAGTAGATAATACGGTCCTCTCTGAGGTCGATAATCCCATTAAATTTGCCTTTGATAAGGTTGGTGGCCGTACCAAAGCAGCCTCTCTTTTAAATCGTTCATACATGGCGATGAGCAAAATGGAAAAGAGAAAGGTTCTACCTAGAACTGAATATACAGGTGAAACAAACTATGCAGAGACTTTAGCAAAGCATAGCCAAGGCGCTTTTACAGCTGCATGGCTAAAAGAAAAAGCTAAACCAGAACAAAGCATCAGCAAATAGGTAGGGAAGCCATGAGCAAAGTATCTATTGAATTAAGTGCAAGAGCTAGAAATACACATACAGCAGTTTTGCAACGTCTTGGTGTCGTTACCAATAGCACTCTTGCAGAAGATTTAGGACAAGATGGTCCTTGGTTATCAAAATTTAAGAATGATAAGAAAAACAATGGCTTGACCGATCTTGAGACAGTTTGCGTTTTATTGGACAAGCTTGGATTGAAAGTCATTCCAGAAAGTTACGAGTGTTATGACAAGAAATTTGTAGAAGCAATTTTCTTTTTGGCTCGTATGCAGATCACACACTCTGCAGACATCAACGATTATCAATTTGCATCGATTGCGCCGCGATTGGCGGAATTTGGATATTAAAAAACCGCTTTCCTGTTGGACCAGGTAGGCGGTTAGCGTTCATTAACCAACGAGATCAAGAACATGACCAATATATCAAACAGCACATTATCAAACAAGCTGCAGCTTGCAGAACTGAAACAAACTCAGGCAATCCAATCCTGGTATGAACCGGCATTAAAAACCCTGGCGGATTATTTAGAGATCCGTAAAGAAAACCTGCGCCGGATTAATCGGGATGAGGCCAATGCTGCAGTAACTAAGGATGAGTTTGTAGAGGCTTTAAACCGTGCTCACCGCATGACTTACGGTGATGCTTCACTTGTTATTACAAGCCTACTTCGGGCAAACAAAATCATTATGTTCGGTCGATTCATTCAATTGAAGAACCAGGGCGGTGAGGTAAATGTATAAATATCTTCATCACATAAGTGATTTCATGGTTGATACGGCGCACTTAACTCCACTGGAGGAGTGCTTCTATCGCCGTGCGATCGATTTTTACTACTTGAACGAAAAACCATTACCCAAAGAAACCCAGTCGGTTTTTCGTCGGTTACGCGCAATAACCCAAGAAGAAAGGGAAGCTGTATTAAATGTGCTTCAAGACTTCTTTGTTGAGCTGGAAGATGGTTTTCACAATAAACGTTGTGATTCAGAAATTGCTGAATATCACCAGAATGCCAACAAAAACCGTGAAAACGGTAAAAAAGGTGGCCGTCCACGTAAAACAAAACCGAGCGAAAACCAAGATGAAAGCAAACCTGCTGAATCTGAAAACCCAGAAGAAACCCAGTCGGTTATTTTAGGTTCTGAAAATGGAACCCAAAATAACCTTAACCGTAAACCGATAACCGATAACCGTGAACCAAATATAAATACACACACACAGGGCGCAGGTGAAAACCCAGCTCAGGAAAATTCTTGGTCCCCAAATCTTGAAATCCTGTTGAACGTAATTCGACAAAGCATGGGTATTCAAGCTGAGCAAGTTATCGCTATGCCTGATTACGATTTTCATCTTGGAAACTTCAATGCTCACTGGGAAGACAAGATCAATCTTACTGAAAACCAAAAGACCCGTAAGTTTGCACAGTGGCTGATTCAGGAGTTCAAGAAACCTAAGTCACCTGTCAAACAGAAAACTCAAAAATCATCAAATGCAAGCCGCAACGTCAACGATGCATGGGGTGATGTACAGGATTATCCGCCTGCAGTCGATGATATCGATATTGGAGACATGGTATGAACGCATTTGCAAATCAACTGAGTCAGAAAATCACAAGTACAAATCGTTTTTGTGAAATACACAAAGAGCGAATGATCAGCGTCAGCGGACGTGATTTCTGTAAAACATGTGCTATGAACGCATACAAACGCGCTCAAGATGAACATTTCCAATCTGTAAACCAGATGGTTCGGGAAAAGCACTTCGCCGGTGCAATGCTTCCAGATCGTCATGATGAGAGTGGATTTAAAAATTATTCTGTTGGTAACAATGGCCAGAAGAATGCAAAAGGGCAATGCCATGCATTCGCAAAAGATTTTAATGCCGGTATCAAGCGCAATTTGATTATGGTTGGCCGTACCGGTACCGGGAAAACCCATCTGGCTTGTGCTATTGCCCGTAATATTTTAGACCAGCGCAGCTGTGTTCGTTATACGACTTCTGAAGACATGGCAAACGAGATAGCCAATGCCTGGACTAAAACTGACGACAGCGAAGCAAGCGCCGTGTTCCGTTTTACTGATTATGACCTGTTGATCATTGACGAGTATGGCCTGCATGACCAACACGAAAGCCGCCTGCAACTTGTGCACAAAGTTTTGTATTCCCGCTATGACGCCAAAAAGCCAACTGTCTTGATTTCGAACTGGACTGAAGCGCAATTGAAAGAAAGCCTCGGAGACCGTTTGTGGTCACGCTTCCAGCATGACGGCCTCACAGTCGTTGAGTGCAACTGGATGGATGCGCGTACAGGTGGTGGCTTATGACAAGTTACGTTAAATACAACCCTACGTTTAAAACTCAGTATGCTTTGGATTTCACTGGAAAGATCATTGTTGATTTCTTTGCTGGCGGTGGTGGTGCAAGTACCGGTTTAGAAATGGGCTTAAATCGCGGCGTGTATGTGGCTGTAAACCACAATCCGAAATCGATTGCCATGCATAAAGCAAATCACCCACATACCAAACATTACGTTCAAGACGTATTTGCTGTTGATCCGGTAGAGATCTGTGATGGATTCCCAGTGGGATGGTTCCATGCAAGCCCTGATTGTACGCATCACTCTCAAGCAGCTGGTGGTCAACCAAGGAAAAAAGAAATCAGAGATCTGGCTTGGGTGGTTCATAAATTCGCTGGGAAAGTAAAACCCGATGTAATTTCACTTGAGAACGTTAAGCAAATGCTCAAGTGGGGGCCATTGATTGCAAAGCGTGACAAGACAACTGGTCGAGTCATTACGCTAGAAAAGATTGAGGTGAACGGGAAACTTGTTCATCGAATTGCAGAGCCTGGTGAAGTTGTACCAAGACACAATCAGTTTTTAGTTCCAGATCCAAAACGCGCAGGCAGAACATGGAAGCATTTTATTCGTGGCTTAGAGGGTATGGGCTATCAGGTTGAATGGAATAAAAACGTTGTTGCTGCTGATTTTGGGGCGGGAACCACGCGTGAGCGTTTGTTTATGATTGCTCGCTGTGATGGCAAGCCGATTGTATGGCCAGAACCTACACACATTAAAAAATCAAAGTTTACCAAAGCTCTAAGCAAAAAACCGATATGGAAACCCGCAGCAGATGTAATTGATTTTTCTGATTTAGGGAAATCTATTTTTGATCGTCCTAAGCCATTGGCTGATGCAACATTGAAGCGAATTGCCCGAGGAATAAAAAAATTTGTTATTGATTCTGATAATCCATTTTTGGTGAATTCTGCAGCGCCATATATTGGCCGAGATTTCCGTACCAGCTTTGGTCATGACATTAGAGAACCATTGGCTACAACTACGGCGGGCTACGGTGGTCATAGTTCATTAGTAAGTCCAATTTTAGCGCCTTATTTAATTCATGCTGGACACGGGGAAGGTACGCCAGAGAGCCCGCGTTGGAGCGCTGGCTGTGACGATATCCTTAATCCGCTTGGAACAATTACAGCCTCAGGTTCAAGTCGAAATCTTGTTTCAGCTTATATGATGCAGGCGAATGGTGGTTTTAATACAACAGATGGCCGTGATCTATTGGACCCACTTTCAACAATTACCAATACAGGTAGTCAACAACAACTTATCACTGCTCAATTAAGTCGGGAAAACCTTGAGGGAGCATTAAAAGTAGCAGCCTTTTTTGTCAATTTTTATGGCAATGGTGATGCCCGGGATATTACTGCACCACTAGACACCATTACCACAAAAGACCGGCTTGCACTGGTGACTGTCTGGATCAAGGGAGAACCATGGGTAATTGTCGATATTTGCATTCGCATGTTAAAGCCGCGTGAGCTTTATAGAGGGCAAGGTTTCCCAGATTCTTACATCATTGAATATGGGAATGATGGAAAGCTATTGACCAAAACAGATCAAGTCCACATGTGCGGCAACAGCGTTTCACCATTACCAATGGCTGCAATTGCCCGGGCAAATGATCCTTTTGAGTTAAAGGCCTTTTAAATGAATTCAATGAGCCTCGACCAATACCGCCGTGAAATCTTAAAGCAAACAAAAAAATCTAAGTCTGCTATGCACAATAAATTCAATGCTCAAAAGATTGAATTTGACGGCATGACGTTTGATAGCAAAAAAGAGCACAGGCGGTATGTCGAGCTCAAAGCTATGCAGCAGAGAGGTGAAATATTTGGCTTAGAACATCACACAAAATTTGAACTTGCACCAAAAACCAAGATAGAGGGAGAAAAACGGGCAAAGCCAGCATTACGTTATTTTGCTGATTTTACGTATTACATCATTACCGGTGATTTTATCGTTGAGGATGTCAAGTCAGCAGCAACCAGAAAGTTAGCGAGCTATCGCACCAAAAAACATCTCATGCATACAGTGCATGGGATAAGCATCACAGAAATATAGGTACACAGAAATGTTAATTGAAAAATTTGATTTTTTAGAATTATTACGACTTGCGATTGCTCAATCTAACGGTAAGGGGAAAATAACAAAGGATGTGGTTTTGGGTGAATTGGCTTTATTATCACCTGGTGCAAAAATGTGGGCTGAAATATTGGTTGAGCGAGTTGATTTTGAGCGCATAGCTATCATCACACCAGCCGAGGAGCAAACAGAATTATTTATCAGTAAATATGACTTCAATTATCAGGTTGAGCGCCGTATTGAAGATAAGCCAGGTAAAGTGGAGTTCAAAACTGGTGAGATTAAATCGGCATTATTTTTTAAGGTCCGAAACAAGCTGGCAAGAATCATTCACCAGGACATGATTAAGAAAAATTTTAAACCAAACAATCCGCAAGGTACTTTAGAAAATGTCGCGAAGGCTATGGCTGAAGTTGTACTGAGAGGTCATTTATTTGTTAAGGCTATGTGCCCACCATGCCAAGGATTAGGAAAGTTAGAAGTATTTGAAGGTCATAAGAATCCGTTAGGTTCAAAATTTTGTGAAAAATGTGATGGTTCTGGCAAGCGGCCTTATACCCTGAAAGAAAAAATAGACATTGCCCATTTAGATATTACCAAAACAGCTTATATCAAGAGTTACCGAAAGTATGAACAACTTGGGGAATCAATAGTGGGTGAGTGGGAAAACGAGATCCGAGAAAGATTGGCTAAATCTTTTCACTTTGAAGAAAACACTGGTTCTAAAATTCAGACAAAAGATTATCAGATTGGGTGGGATTCAATTAATTTACCAGCAATTAAATGAATCAACCTTGACAGCAAGGTATACACTTGAGTATAAGTATTTCTAAAATGGGCGTTTTATTGATTGGTCGCCCTGAAAGATTTCCAAGGCTCGCTTAATGCGGGCTTTTTTTATACCTACAAATAGGAGCAAGAATATGTAAGTAAAGGGGGATGCCACCCGTACCAAGTGCAAATAAAAGAGGATTAGGGCTGAATGGATTCCGGCAAATAGATCTAGCTGTAGAAATGTAAAGTTAGATGTTGAATTTTTTTATAATAATGCGGTATCCAGATAAATGAAAAATAAACCAATAATTCCATGGCAAGGCGGAAAATCAAGACTAGCTAAAGACCTGCTACCATTATTTCCAGAACATACCTGTTACGTTGAGCTATTCAGCGGAGGCGCTGCATTGTTCTTTATGCGAGAAGAGCCAGCCAAGACTGAGGTCATTAATGATTTAAATGGCGAGCTGATCAACTTATATCGAGTTCTGCAAAATCATTTAGAAGAATTTGTACGGCAATTTAAGTGGTGTATTACAAGCCGTCAGATATTTGAATGGGAAAAATTAAAAGTACCCGAAACCCTGACTGATATTCAGAGAGCAGCGCGTTTTTACTACCTTCAGCGCCATGCATTTGGTGGAAAGGTTTCTGGCCAGACATTCGGCACTAAGACCACTGGACGAGGAATTAATTTACTTCGAATAGAAGAGGATCTAAGCGCCGCGCATTTACGGTTAAATGGTGTCTTTATTGAAAATCTTACATGGGATAACTGTTTTGACCGATACGACAGAGAGCACACTTTCTTCTATGCAGATCCGCCTTACTTAGATACGGCAGGTTATGGAATAGATTTCCCTCTAGAGCAATATAAATTGTTGGCAAATAAAATGAAGGATTGCAAAGGGAAAGTAATGCTGTCGATTAATGATCACCCTTTGATCCGTGAAATATTTGAGGGCTTTCGAATGGAGGGTACATCCCTCAAATATTCAATAGGTCGAGATAAGGCAGCAAAGCAAAAAACCAGTGATGAGCTCATCATCATGAATTACTAAAACCCTCACTCGCATCAGCGCAATGCGAGTTACCTAGCCGAGCGTATTTCGGCACATGAAGCCCCGCTGACATACATGTTATTCGCGGGGCTTTTTACTTTATGTGTTAAGCTGTTAATCATAATTTAACGGATAATTATGATGAATATTTGTATTGGTGGTGATCTGGACGGTGTGGTTGTGACTAACCGAGAAGAGACCTATTTTGAAGCAAGCGAAATTGATACTACCAAGCAATCATCATATAACCGCCAGACATACATTGTTGAAGGTAAACCATATCGGTTTTGGCTATGTGCACAAGTGCCGTATGCAGAGACAACAGTAATCGCCAATAAACATTTGGCTCAAAAATATCCTTACCTTTCCTAATTTTTAATAATGAAGTTCATCGAAAAGTGGTTTTTTAGTTTTTGGTGAAACGCATTTAGAATTTGTAAATTTAGGCAGCAAATTGACAGGCGCAAGAAAGCTTATTTGTTATTGCTCTTTATCTTTAAGAATAAATAACTTAGAGTGCTTGCAATCAGAAAAAGTGTTTAACAACAATTACTTAACTGGGCTAATTCCCACATTTTACTCATCAACCTTGCTATAATGTAGACATGACAAAATGAAAGTAAGGAGTAAGTCAATGTCATATATTAAGCCTGGCGATTGTGTAAAGCACATTATTGGTGGTCCGACTATATTTGTAGAGAGTATAGAAAATGAAATAGCTCTCTGTACGTGGCTGGAAACCAACAATGTTATCAGGCAAGGTCGTTTCCCGCTTAGTTCGTTAAGAGAAAAAGCGGAAATGAATATTGATCTTAATGAATGGTCATGAAATACCTAAAAACACAGGCCCCAAGTAATTGGGGCTTTTTTATGCGCTCTTAGCTTAATTGGATAAAGCAACAGACTTCTAATCTGTCAAATCATCGTAGGTCAAGAGTGTGGGTTCGAGTCCCACAGGGCGTGCCATTTAATTTAGAGAAGTGAATGGCCGTTGCAGCGGGAAGACTCCTATTCACTTCATCTAAGTTAAAAGCAGAGATTAACTATGAATTTCTTTGAAATGATCTATCACTCTGGGCCAGAGGATTTCGAGTGTGATTTTTATAAGGAAAACACTGAGAAGTCTCGCAGACACTTTTTCAATAAATTAATGAATGATGCCAAGCAAAGCCTGAAAGATTCAAAACAAGATCCAAGTCTTGGTATTGAGTTAAGAAATTACCTACTGGCAAGTGATGATGAAGCTATTAATGCCCTGGCAAGCATGAAAGAAGACTTCATCAAGAAAGGCAGAGCTCACTTCGATAGATATATTTCACTGGGTGTTGCAGAAAGAACAATAAAGGAAGTGTGAATGGACACCTCTAAATATTTCGAACTCACAAGAAAGCGTGAACATAAAAAGAAGCCGCGCAACAAGCCTTTGCCGAAAGCGAATGAAAAATACTTAGAAGCTTTTGAGGATATGGAGCGAGCCTTAAAGATTTTGGAAATTAAATATGAAACGTTGTTCCAGTTTAAATCAACCAAACACTGGCGTTTTGACTTCCATTTAATTGAGTATCGAATCCTAGTTGAAATAGCAGGTGGACCTTGGTCAGCAGGCAGGAAAAGAAAACAGATTTCTCATGATGCTGATCGTGAACACACTGCATATGAAATGGGATTTACTATCGTTCGTTTAGAGTCAGCCGCAAGATTTAAGATAAATGAAGCGGGGCCATTACAGATACAAGCTAGCTTTGCACAACAATGGCTTAAAAATTTAAAGAGGCATACATTTAATGAGCCAAATCAGACCATTTCCACCGACTGAATTGATGGACAAAGCAGACGAAGAAGAAGCCATCCGCTTGGCACCGGCACCGGATCTCATGGATTGGGTGGTAAAGAATTTTTTAACTATTGGTGGGCCATTACATAATCCTGATCATGACCATATCGCTGAGCTCATCCATGACAGTGAAGAGTTTCTTGCATTTGCTTGGGCATCATCAGCATGTACTGCCAAAAAGCGTATGGTCCTTGGTCAGTGTGAAAAAGTGATGTTCAACCAGGGCGGATGGCGTAAAGCTCGACAAGAGCAGCAGATGCGGGACTGGTTCGGTTATGTGCCGGTGTATCTCATTACCATTGATGCAAGTTTTTGTGAGCAAGCTTCAGATCGGGACTTTTGTGCATTGATCGAACATGAGCTGTACCACATTGGTGTTGAGCGAGATCCTGAAGACGGCGAGCCAATCTATAGCGATATGACAGGGCTGCCAAAGCATTATCTTGCTGGCCATGATGTTGAAGAGTTTGTGGGTGTTGTAAAACGATGGGGAGCAAGCGAAGACGTGAAGCGACTTGTAGAAGTGGCGAAGCAAGCGCCGTTTGTAAATGATGTAAATATTTCCAAGTGCTGTGGGACATGCATTATTGGTTGAGCCTTAGGGCTCATTTTTTTTGCCTGTCTTGTTGTACGTAGCTGTACGGAGGTGCGTTTATGGCGGCACTAAAAGAGCCTGTAAAAATCTTTATAGTTCAGTCTCTTGCTTGCCGTGATACCCCTCAAGAAGTAGTGGAGAGCGTCAAACAAGAGTTTGATGTGGATATTACCCGAAGCCAATGCCAGGCGTATGATCCAACCAAATATTCAGGCCGCAATCTAAGTAAGAAGTATGTTGAGCTTTTTGAGGAGACAAGGGCGAAATTCGATGAAGGCTTGATAGATATTCCAATTGCAAACAAATATTACCGTTTGCGGCAGTATCAAAAATATCTGGATAAAACCCGAAACGTTAAAACGGGAATGAAATTACTGGAGCAAGCCGCAAAGGACATTGGTGGGCAGTTTAGCAACCGCCAAGAAGGCGCGGCTTCCAACGCCGGTGAAGCAGGTCAGACTAAAGCTGATGTAGAACTTGAGATTAAAAAGTTAGAACTGCAAAAGCTGCAGCGTGAAGTGAATCCACCGGAGCATCGACCACCTGATGAGGATTACAAAATTGTTTTGAATCCTGATGAGGAGATACCGAATGAGCCAATTCTTTAATCCTCCTGAGGGTTCAGTTCAATTAACCCCAAAACAGGCCAATATCTATTTATGGGGCTGGCAGAAAGAAGCGCGTTTTCGTGATGCTGTATGTGGCCGCCGTTTTGGTAAAACTTTCTTGGCCAAAGCCGAGATGCGCAGGGCAGCAAGACTGGCCGCAAAATGGAACGTATCGGTCGAAGATGAGATTTGGTATGCAGCACCGACCTTTAAGCAAGCCAAGCGAGTTTTCTGGAAACGGTTAAAGCAGGCCATTCCAGCATCATGGCGTGCAGGCAAGCCAAATGAAACCGAGTGTTCAATTACTTTAAGAAGTGGCCATGTTATTCGTGTGGTTGGTCTGGACAACTATGATGACCTTCGAGGATCTGGCTTATTCTTTTTAATTATTGATGAATGGGCTGACTGTAAATGGGCAGCATGGGAAGAAGTACTTCGCCCGATGCTTTCAACCTGTAAGTACGTGGTCAACGGCGAACAGCGAGTTGGTGGCCATGTATTAAGGATCGGGACACCGAAGGGCTTTAACCATTGCTATGACACTTTCATGGATGGGCAGCCTGGACATGAGCCAGATTGTAGAAGCTTTTCTTACACATCCTTACAGGGTGGCAATATTCCTGAGTCAGAGATCATTGTTGCTAAACGCAAGATGGATCCTAAGACATTTAGCCAGGAATACGAGGCCAGCTTTGAAAGTTACCAGGGCGTTATCTTCTATTGCTTTAATCGAACGCTAAGCGCATCGAATGAAACGGTTAAGCCGAATGATGTACTCCACATCGGCATGGACTTTAACGTCACTAAGATGGCAGCAGTGGTCTATGTTCGCCGTGGTGAGCAGATGCATGCGGTCGATGAGTTTGTAAACCTATTTGATACGCCAGCAATGATTGAAGCAATTCAGGAATGCTATCCGGATCATGAGGTTGCTGTTTATCCCGATGCTTCAGGTGAGAACCGCAAGTCTAGCAATGCCAGTGAAACGGATCTGGCATTACTCAGAAAGGCTGGATTTAAGGTCCACGTCAACAGCAGAAATCCTGCGGTGAAGGATCGAATCAATTCAATGAATGGCATGCTCTGCAATACCTTGTCTGAGCGTCGATTATTCGTAAACGTAACCAAGTGTCCACACTTTGCAAAATGCTTGGAACGTCAGATCTATGATGATTATGGCCAGCCTGATAAAAAGTCGGGTTTTGACCATATGAATGATGCTGGTACTTATCCAATCGCGTATTTATTCCCGATCGACAAAAAGTCAGCAGGAATGCGCAGGATCCGAGGCATGTCTTAATCAACGCACCTTTACCGGTGCTTTTTTTATGGTGTTTTTATGGCAGTTACTGATAAACATCCGCAGTATAGTGCTGCTCAAAAAAGCTGGCAGATGATGCGTGATGCCATTGCTGGCGAAGAGCAGATTAAGCAGGCAACTGTTCGTTATTTGCCTAAATCAGCTGGCATGATCGAAGCCGAGAAGCAGGGTGATACTACAGGTGAGATCTATAAGGCTTATGTGAACCGAGCTCAGTATCCTCTATGGGTTCAGGATTCATTACGGACCATGATCGGTCTTGTCTCCAAACTTGAGCCAGATATCGTGATTGAGAGTTCTTTGCTTAAAGGGCTGATCAATAACGCGACCAATGATGGCTTTGGGTTAAAGCAGCTATTTATCCGCGTTTGTGTTGAACTGCTGGAGTGCGGTCGCTGTGGCCTATTGGTGGACGTAGATGGTGACGGCGTTCCTTACTTTGCAATGTATGATGCTCTATCAATCATTAACTGGAAAGAGAACAGCATTGGTGGCCGTAAGGATCTCAAGCTGTTGGTGCTCGAGGAGCAGTTTGATAATAGCGAGGATGAGTTTGGCCATGATACTAAAACCGTGCACCGTGTTTTATCTATGGCTGAAGGTGCTTTAACAGTCAAGCTTTTTGATGGATCCGAGATTGAGGACAAAACCCCTGATCTTGGTGGCAATCAGTTGTCCTTCACACCCTTTGTTTTCTGCGGTACCACAGACAATTCACCACATGTGGGTTCAGTTCCGCTATTAACTATGGCCAAAGCTGCTTTGAAGTATTACCAGTTGAGTGCGGATTATTACCAGTCATTGCACCATACAGCACATCCTCAACCTTGGATTAGTGGTTTAGATGAAGGAACCGATATTAGTGTGACTGGAGTCATGGCCGTTTGGGATCTACCAAAGGATTCAGACTGCGGTTACTTGGAAATATCAGGTGATGGTATTGATATGACCAAAAAGGAAATGGATGCCCAAAAGAATGCAGCACTTGAAGCCGGTGCCAAGGTCATTGATACCAATAGCCAAGAATCAGGTGAAGCCCGCCGTGCACGTCAGGATGATCAGCATGCCAGCTTACACAGTATTGTGATGTGTGCTGCCGAGGCTATCGAGCAGGCCATTAAATATGCGGCTCAGTGGTTAAAGCTGGATCCTTCCAAATATTCATTCACTGTTAAGCCTGAGTTTGTTGTTCAAGTAACGGATCTCAATCTGGCCAAGCAGCTTTTTGAAGGTGCACTACAAGGTAAAAACTCATTTAGAACATATTGGGAATATATCGCTACAGGTAAATTGCCATCACATGATTATCAGGATGAGTTGCTTCGTGTTGAAAAAGAGCGGGATAGTCTGCCGTTGTAAGGAGGCTAAATGGCTTCAAATGATCAAAAAAATCTGATTGAGGTACTCACTCAGCACCAGGCTTATTTATATCGAGCTTCCTCTCAATCGGTGAATGAATTAACCAAGTTATTTACTTCTGAATCAGACCAGATGCTTTCAAAGCTTCGGGATCTGCTGGACGAGTTGAACGATTTCGAGAAGGTGGCCTTAGCGGGTGGCCAATACACCACAAACAATCTTAAAGAGATCCGAGATATTATTTCTCTGTGGTTTGCCAGTTTAAGTATCTCGATTCCGGAAGTGTTCGCCGTATCAGCTGCAGCTCTGGCTGTATATGAGGCGAATTATACTGCCAGACTATACGGCGGCAAGATCAAAAAGCAGAACGGCAATAAGCTTTATTCTTCAGCCAAGAAAACACCACTGGTAGGCGGTGCATTGGTTGATGAATTACTTTCCAATATTGCTGTAAATGCTCGGCAGAAAGTTGAGTATGCGATTCGGGACGGGATCAGCAGCGGCAAGACCAATCAGGAAATCATCCAGCGAATCCGTGGTACCAAACGCCAGAATTATGAGGATGGCATTCTAAATACCAGTAAGTCTGACATCGAGCGTACGGTGAGAACTGTACGCAGCCATGTCGCTAATCAGGCCTATCATGAAAGTTTCGTCCAGCTTGGTTTTAAATACGAAAGATTTATTGCCACATTGGATGGGAGAACATCAAAGCTCTGTGCGTTTCTGGATGGTAAGGTCTGGAAAATTGGTGATCCTGAAATACGTATACCGCCACTTCATCCAAATTGCCGATCAATTCTGGTACCAGTTGATAAAGATGGTCTGTTAATTGGTGAGCGTCCTTATGTGATGGATGAGCGAAAAGTTAAGGATATTCCAAAAGATGAACGCGAGCAGCTGATCGGCCAGATCGATGCCAACACAAAATTCAAAGAGTTTTTTAAGAAAACAGATGATTTCTTTCAAAAGGAATGGCTAGGGCCTAAGCGCTTTAAGCTCTATAAGGAAGGTAAGTTTGATTTTGATAAGTTCTTTGATCCTGACGGACAGCTTTACACACTGGAACACCTTAGGAAGCTGGATGAGCTAAAGTTTAAAGAGTTAGGACTGTAAAAAGTTAAAAGAGGGTTCCAAATGTCAAATATTTCGATAATGGAGTGTAAGAAACGTAAGGAAGAGCTGGAAAAGGCTCTAACTGTTCAGATTGCAGAACTGGTCAATAAGTTTGAAATCGAGACGGGTGTAAACATTCATGATATTTATCTGAATTTTACTGATGTGTCCGAGATTGATCGGCCAGATAGATATGTGTTCACGAGCGTCACAGTCAAAACGCAAGAATCTGATTAACAATTTCCATTAACTATAAGGCACCCAAAAGGGTGCTTTTTTTGTGAGTAAAAAATGTCTAAGAAATTAATCGCCGCATCTATGGTTGCCTATATTGGTACAAAAACAGTTCTTGCATTGCCTATGTCGCGTGGTGAATATAATGAATACCAAGGCTGGCAAATCCCTGAAAATGAAGATCCAGCAGATCCAGGCTACTTGATCGAGTACAAAGACGGTGGTAAGCCAAATCATCCTGATCATGATGGGTATATTTCTTGGTCGCCTAAGGATGTATTTGAGAATTCTTACCATCGTCAAGCGACTTCAGGTAGCGTTTGGGGTTCGGAAATTTATATGGACGATAACGGCGTTACAGTTACCCATAATGAGCGAATTCAAACGCCCGAAGGTGATCAAGAACTACAATCTGGACATTTCTATGATGTCTTGTGTGGTGACTTGATTAACCCGATTCAATTTCAGTTGGGACCTATTCAAGAAAATGGAGTGAATGGTGTAACCAATGAAGCCTTGTTAGCAATTGTCTTGCATCGTTTACGTATCCTGAATGAAAAGTTCCCATGTCGTGAAAACTCACTGGCCATCACAAATATTGAGCAGGGCCAAATGTGGTTAGAGCAACGTACACGAAACCGCCAGAAGCGTGGTGTTGAAGGTCTCAACATCGCATAAATATTCAGTTAATAGAATTTATTCAAGCGTCCTAAGGGCGCTTTTTTATTGCCTGGAAAAGGGCTTAACTTAAACAATCGAGAGGTTTGAACATGCCATTGCCATTTATTGTGGATTCACTGGACAAGATCAAAGAAGAACATCGAGCTTTATATGTTGAAGATAACGGGAAGTATCGTCTTGATCTGGATGGTTATGAAGATCCAACAGGTTTGAAATCCCAGCTTCAAAATGAACGTACCGCAACCAAAACAGCACAACAGGAATTACAACGTTTACAAGACCAGTTCGCAGGTATCGATCCTGAAATTGTGAAGAAGGTGTTTGCCCAACTTGACCAGGACGAAGAAGCCAAACTGATTGCTGAAGGCAAGGTAAACGAAGTGATTCAGAAGCGCACCGAGAAGATGCGTGAAGAACATGCCCGTTTGCTCAATGCCGAAACAACGCGAGCCAACAATGCAGAGGCTTATGCCAATAAGTTTAAGCAATCGGTCGTGCAAGGCCAGATTGTTCAGGCTGCTGTTGAACTTGAAGCATTACCAGAGGCCACTGCAGATATCGCATTTCTTGCTCAGTCTAAATTTGTATTAGACGAGGATGGCAAAGCGGTAGCTGTGGATGAGTCAGGTGAGGTTGTCATTGGTAAAGATGGCAAGACGCCATTATCACCGAAAGAGTGGGTTGAATCCCTACGCGAGCAAAAACCTTACTTCTGGCCAAAAGCAAATGGATCTGGCGCACCAGGTAGTTCTAATACCAAAGGTCAGGTCGACATCCTCAAAGCGGACGGCTCAGTGAATCTCACCAAACTTGCGCAATTACGAAATGAAAATCCGCAGCTGGCCAAAGAGCTTGCTGCAAAACACGGTATTAAACTTTAACAACTAAGGAGAAGGCCAAATGGCTGATACAAAAATTGCTGATGTAATCGTTCCTGAACTATTCCTACCATACGTTTTGAACAAGACTGCAGAGAAATCTGCATTATGGCAATCCGGTATTGTTGGTGAGCTAGAAGAAAAAATTGCTTTTGGCACCGATGGTGGTAACACCGTTAACATGCCTTTCTGGAATGATTTAAGCGGTGAATCAGAAGTACTTACAGATACTAAGGCGCTTGGTGTAAATAACATCACTGCTGGTAAAGATATTGCAATCCTGCATGCACGTGGTAAAGCATGGGGAGCCAATGACCTGGCTAAAGCTTTATCTGGTGATGATCCATTAGGTGCAATTAGTGATCTGGTTGCTGATTACTGGGCACGTGAGTTTCAAGGCTTCACTGTTAATACGCTTAAAGGTGTATTCGGTGCTGCAAGCATGGAAGGCAACATGCATGACATCTCGGCAGGTGCTGGCGCAGCTGCAGTGATTGATGGGCACTCATTTGTTGATGCGTCTTATAAGTTGGGCGATGCGGTCGATAAATTGACGGCGATCTCAATGCATTCGGCAACCATGGCGGCGTTGTCTAAGCAAGGCCTGATTGAAACGGTCCGTGATGCTGATGGCGTATTACTTTATAAAACCTTTATGGATCGCCGTGTCATTGTTGATGATGGCATGCCAGTAGAAGGTGATGTATTCACCTCATTCCTGTTTGGACAAGGTGCGATCGGCTTCCAAGATATCGGTGCACCGGTTGGTGTGGAAACGGATCGTGACAGCCTTGCTGGTACGGATATTCTGATTAACCGCCGTCACTTTGTATTACATCCACGTGGTATCAAATGGGCAGGTGCAACTGGCATTGCGCCTAACAATGCAGGCCTAGCTACTGATACGAACTGGGAGCGTGTATACGATCCTAAGCAGATCCGTATCGTGGCATTCAAGCACAAGATCAAATAACTAAGAGGCGGGATTTCCCGTCTTTAGTATTTTAGCCTTTCGGTAATTACGGGAAGGCAGCCTAAAACTTAATTTGGAGATCCTCACATGGGACTTTCATCATTTAACCGAGCACGGGAACGACAAATGACACAAGAAAAAGTAAATGAACTTGAAGAGCAACTGGCTGGCATCAAAGGTGAGTTTATTGCATTCAAAAATGATCCTGATGCCATGAAGGCGCGTATTGCTGAGTTGGAAGCAGGTGCGGGTGATCAGAACCCAACGGGTGCAGACGATAACCAGCCGCAAAATGATCAACAAACTGCTGGTAATAACCAAGAACAGGATAAGCCTGTTGATTATTCATCACTCAGAGTTGATGAAATCAAAGCGGTATTAACTGAAAAAGGCATTTCATTTGACGGCGTTACCCGTAAAGACGATTTGCTCGCACTTATCCCACAAGAGTCAAAGGAATAATCCATGAGCTTTATCACTGAACAAGAAGCGATTGAACATGTACAAGGCTTTGATGCTTTATCTGCCAGTGATAAGGCTGATTATTTGCAAAAGGCCGAAGCCTATCTGATCGCCCGTAATGTGAAATCATATGACGATGTGGCACTGGTGCCTAAGGTATTAAAGTTAGCCTCATACGAAATCATTAAGGGCGTCATGAAGGGAGAGCTCTACCAAGGGCAGGAACAGGCTTTAAAACGTAAGCGTGTGAAAGCTGAGGTTGAGTCTGAAAAGGAATACCAGGATGGATCAGTAAAGCTCAATGCCACTGAGCAATATATTCTGGATCTGATTAAACCCTTCACCAAACGTTCTTCAGTATTCTTTATCCGGAGGATCTAATGGGTTTACGTGCTGAACTGCAGGCAGATATTGCCGAGGCATTTAATGAAGATCTGGCAGATGCTGTTCAATTGTTTTCGTGTGAGCGGATTATCAAAACTGATTGGGATCCTCTGACTGAAACCTTTAAAACGGTTGAAGAGAATTATTCTGGTCGTGGTGTTTTGTTTGGCTCATACAATCAATACGAGATCCAGACGTTGGGAGTCTTGGCCACCGATAAAAAGGCAATTGTTCTACAGAATGAAGTAACCATGGTACCGAAAATTGATGATGAGTGGATTACACCACTGGGCAAGTTTCGAGTCATGCATATTCAACAGGATCCAGCGGAAACTATCTGGAAATGTCAGTTGAGAAAGGTGTAAATGAAATTTGAATTAGATAGGAGTTATTGATTACTATCTATATTATTTTTAATGGATATTCTAATGGTTAAGGCTCCAATTTATAGACGGTTTAAACTACTATCTGATCAATTTGAGGAAGTTAATGGGAGATCACCAACTATACTCTTAATTGGTGAAGCTACATTAATGGACCTGAAATATGAAATTTATGCCAATAAATCTGATTACTTTATGAATAATTTATTAAGTGATAATGATCGTAAATATCATGGACTCAGAATTCAGCTATCTGATGAGCCTACTTGCTTTGAATTGAAATGAATGAAACCCACTTCGGTGGGTTTTTTATTGGAGTAAAAATGACTTGGACAGTTTATAAATTTCACGACAGTGTTCAGGTGGTACCTGATGATGATCTGAAACCACACACACTTTTCCACTGCGAATGCCATCCCGATTTTAAGGATGGCATTTTTATTCACTATTCATTTGATGGGCGTGAGCATTATGAAACGCTTTTGCCAAGTTAGTGAGGATCCATGGTAAATACAAACTATGTGCCTGAATGGTATATGTCACCATTTCAGCATGTTCAATATACGTTGGCCCGCAATCAACTTCACATGGATCTGTTATTTGATGACATGCAAGAGGCTGATCAGTTTCTTTCTATTGAAGGAGCAGCTGCTCAGGTTGACTATTACCAGGAAGGGATTTATGCGGTCGTTCAACTTGGCGATACTTCAGGGCGAGATCTAATCGAAGTATATGGGCTGCTTTTGCATGAAGCGGTGCACATCTGGCAGCGAGTTAAAAAACTTATGGGTGAGCGTGAACCGAGCACTGAATTTGAAGCTTATTCAATTCAAGCGATCGCTCAGGACCTTTTCGAGATGTACTGGGCAAGTGAGGTGAAGGATGGGGTGGAAGGGCAAAAAGCCGTCTAGATTCGCAATCCAAGTGAATCAAGATGCTGAAAAGTTGATTGGTAATATTGGCATGGATCTGATCCAGGGAGTTGTTGTTGGCACTCCAGTTGATGAGGGTACGGCACGTGGTAACTGGATTGCATCAGATGAACCTGACAAAACTTTCGATAAGAATCAAAAAGACCCAGCTGGACAAGGCACGATTAATAAAGCTTTTGTGTTCTTCTCGCAAAAAGCTAGGCTTGGCTCAGTTATCTATTTACAGAACAATTCGCCATATATCGAACGCCTTGAAAATGGTTGGTCTGGTCAAGCACCAAACGGCATGGTCAGTACGACATTTAACTTTATTTCCCAAAAGTACGGTGGCTAAAATGGCAATGACATTAGAGCAGGCAAGACAAGCCATCATTGCTCGCATGCAGGGCTTCATTGGCATCGATCAAGCACGAATCCAGTATCCCAATGCACCAGAATTTAAAGTGCCTGAAATTGGCGTGTGGTGTCGTTTAACGATTGCTGGTGGTTCAAGCTTTATTTCAGGTATTGCTGACAAGCCCTGCACACGGCGAACCGGTAATATCATGATTCAATGCTTTGACCGCCTTCATACTGGAGAGAAAGCCATTACCGAAATCAGTGATGCATTACTGGCTCATTTCGAGTATTTCAATGTGGATCATTTGGAGTGTCTGCAGGGGCAATCGATCAATGCTGGCAAGGATAGCGATTTCATCCAGTACAACGTAACGATCGGCTATAAAATCAATTAAACCAGTTTAAATATTTTTAAACCCTTACCACCTCATCGGTGGTTTTTTTATGTCTATAGGAATCACTTATGAGCAATTTTGTTTTTAAGCGCGGTGACACCTTCAACCTGAATTTGCAGCTCGTCGATATGGATGAAGCTCTGCAATTTCCACCAGATGATGTACGCCGTGCGATTAACCTAACCGGTTATGTTTTTACATCTCAGGTAAAAGCTTTGGATACAGGTGCTGCCGTTGCAACTTTAACCTGTGCTGCATTAAACCAGACCACTCAGAAAGGCTGGTTGAATGTGAAATCTGGTGCAAGTACTGCAGCATGGCCATTGGGACTGGTCCAGATGGATCTTAAAGCTGTAGTTGGTGGTGTGACTCAGCATTCTGAAACTTTAACCTTTCAGGTAATTGATGGAGTGACAGCGTAATGGCCAATCTTGTCTTTAAATTTAACTGGGAGCATCGACCATTTCCCTATAATGCTGCTCAAGGTAAACAGCAGTTTATGCTGCCATTTGCTTCGGGCATTCCAAATCTGACGCCTGACTGGACTCAGGTGCAGGGAGTAGGAACGGCTGCTACAGGAACTCTGACCACTAGTAGGGCTGATTCAATTACTGGGCGAGTGTTAAGGGTGGGTGATTTTGGATTGGGAGATAGTACCCCTCAAGTACTTTCAGCTCCACCTCTAAGTGTGGGTGAGGTGACAAGCTTATGTAGACGTGTTGGGGGGGATAACGCAGCACCTCATGGACTTCCTGCGGGTACCTTTGCTGTGAGTACTTTCAGTACAAGTCCCGCAAATGCCTATGCGATGTTTTACCCTATGAATGTCCGACATGATGTTTATTGCGGAAATTTAACACTCAATAGTGGCAGTGAAACGGTTCAACGGTTCTTTAAGATGTTGAGTGCTGCAAATACTACAGTGGATGTTAACGGATTCATTAAAGCCGCTTCTCCAATCGTTAAGCTCTTTGCTAATGCCATTGAAATGAATGATGAGGCAAAGGAGCAGCCGATCACATTTGAACGTTTAGGGACTGGTGACTATCTGCTTAAAGGATCTTTAGGATTTGCACAGGAAGGCTGGTATATCGAAATTCCAAAAGATGCCAATGGTAATACAGTCGTCGCAGTACTCTATGAAACATTAGAGAACGGCGATATCTCGATTAAAACCTACAAGCGCAAGTTTGACTTCGAGATTGCTGCAGTCGTGGCTGACCTGGACAATCCTCTCGATATACCTGCAGGTCGCTGGATTGATGTCCGCTTACATGAAGAGCCTATCTCGGAAGAGCAGTTACTTAATGAAATTGGTGATGCCATTTCTGAAACGCCTGTGGAGTTCCAGCCAACCAATCTGGCTCAGGCCGTGGCAGCTGCCATGGACGGTGTAGAGCCACCAGAAATCCAGGACGAACCGTCAAACGAATCACTTTAATAGCCCGCGAAAGCGGGTTTTTTAATGCCTAAAATTTGGAGAACAATAAATGAGTTCAGGCGCAAAAATCCGATTATATGCTTGTGAAGAGGCAGTACTCGGTACTACTCCAGCAAATCCGGTCTGGTATACCGTTCGCCGTGTATCAGATGGATTATCAGAAAACGTATCTACCGAACAAAGCAATGAGGTGGTTGATTCACGTTTCCGCCAGGGTGCTTCGGTTACTGAAGCTGAGGTGACTGGCCAGCTGGAATTTGAATTATCACTTGGGACTTTTGATTTATTCCTGAGTGTGCTGGCCTTCAATAACTGGGCGGCCAATTCGTTAAGCTTTGGCGGTGGTATCCGTAAATCGCTGACCTTGGTTAAAGTCTATGAAGATGTTGGCCAAGTGTTCATCTATCGTGGTGTACAGGTCAATACCGGTGAAATCACGATTCAGACTACAGGAAAGATTACAGGTAACTTTGGGCTGGTCGGTAGTTCCTTCACCCGTCAGCAAGTAAGTCCAGTGACCAATCCGGTACCGGCTTCAAGTCGCCCAGTAGTCAGTATGCCAAACGTTGAAAAATTACTGATTAATGGCCAGTCGATTCAGGGCAAAGCATGTCTGCAGTCACTCACCATTAACTTTAATAACAACCTGGAGGCGATCCGCTGTATTGGATCTGGCAAATACACGCCAGAGTTCTACTTGGAGAAGATGATGGATATCGGTGTAAATGGTAATTTCATGTTCTCGGCGACATCAGCTGCCTGGATCGATGCGATTAAAACCCGTGATGTGTTCACGCTGGTTTTTGATATTACGGACAACAAAGGCAGCAAGTATTCTTTGAATTTCCTTCAACTTGAGGTAATGGAAGCCAATCATCCTGACGGCGGTGGTGATGACATCATCACAGTAGACATCAACTTTGCCCAAGTGCGTACCAGCCCAACGATTGTGCGTGCGCTGCTGTAATTCAAAACTTTTAATCACAAGCCTATGCAATGCCATGGGCTTTTTTATTGCTTAAATTTCAGAGGTCGTTATGGCGTTAAAAGTCGGTATTGTACAAAGTTCAGAGGTATCTAAATGGTGCCAGTTCAAAAATGCTGAAGGAGAGGTTCAGGCCGAATTCAAGATCCGTGGTATTGCCTATAAACCATTTCAGGTCGCGATCGAACGTGCTGGGAATCAGATCACGTCCAAAGGCTATGACATTATGGCCATAGATCCAGCTGACAAGCTTTATCATGAGTTATTGATGGATGCCTGTGCTGCGCATCTGATTGAAGACTGGAAGGGCGTATTCTTCGCTGAGGTGGTGAACGGTAAAACGGTTGAGACTGATATGCCTTATACAGCCGAGAATGCTTCCAAGCTCTTTAATCTTGGTGACATTGGTGTGGCCATCTGGTTATTCATTAAAACGGAAGCTCAAAAGATCCAAGAAAATGCCGATAAGGACAAGGCCGTTATCCTGGGAAAGTCATTGAGCTCTACAAGTACCAAAAAACCTATGCGTCGAAAACGCCGCACGAAATCGAACAAATCAAATTCTTAGGTGGCCATATTCCTGAGCCACCAGAATCATCCTATGCAGCTGAATCAATTCTGCTGGCCTTCAGCACGATTTGCAGATCCAGACGTTATGAGCAGGGTATGCCGTTATCAATAGACCAGCAGGCTATTAATGTTTATGCCGAGCATAATGATCTGCCTGTTGGTCCACATATCTTTAACGACTGCATCTTTGCGCTGGATGATCTGTTTCTGGAAGAGGCCTATAAAAAGGTGAAGGCTAAAACTGCAAATACTCAAACAAGATAATGTGATGACCACCTAAGGGTGGTTATTTATTATATGAGCTGTTAAATTCCCCTCATTGATATTAATGGGTAGTTTAATGAAAAAAATACTCTTTTGTTTATTAATGGGCTTTTCTGGAATTTTGTTTGCAGACGATCATTCATTAAAGCTTAAATATTGTGAGTCTATCTCAGATTATGCAAAAAGCATTATGTACAAGAGACAACATGGTGGACAAGCTTTAGATTCAATTAAGTTAATTGAGAGTAATGTAAAGAATCCGGCAATTAGAGGATTGTATCTGTCAATTATTAAAGATGCTTATAAAAGTCCTCTATGGAATAGTGAAGAAAAAAAGAAAGAAGCAGAAACAGAATTTGCAAATGAAGCTTTAATGGTCTGCCTTGACACATTTAAAGATTAAGTTAATTAAAAATATATAACCCTGCAATGCGGGGTTTTTTTATATCAGATTTATGGCCGCCTTTAAGGCGGTTTTTTTATGGCCTAAAGGAAAGTAACTATGACGCAAGAATCCCGCTTAGTCATCGTAATTGACTCACAAAACGCTGAACGCAATGCCAAAGCCTTGGCTGATGAAATGTCTAGAATTACTGAGCGTGGCGATTCAGCATCACAATCTACAAAGGACATGGGTAAACAGTTTTCTGTGACCAATAACATTGTCCAGAACTTTAATACCACGGTAAACAATGCCAACTCATCCGTTCAAAAAACGGTTGAAGTCACCAAGCAGGCAACTCAGCAGAACCAAAAGTTTTCACAGGAAATTAAAAATACTTCGCAGGAACTGGATAAACAGGAAAAGTCGATTCATTCCTATGGGACATCGATTAAAGCCTTGGCCAGTTTTATGGTGGGTCTGGTTACTGTAAATGAAGCAATTGCCAGAGCTGATGGTGCAACTCAGATGGCAGCACGTATTCGTAATGCAACAGATAGTGCTGCTGAGTTTGATCTTGTTCAGGAGCGTCTATATGCGTCTACAAAAAGCACTTACCGTGCCTTAGGTGAAGCGCAGGAAGTCTATTTAGGCTTGGCTGGTGGGATGAAAGCCTTAGGTTACGCCACCAATGATACCTTGGATGTGTCTGACTCACTTTCCTTTTCATTTACGGCAAATGCTGCACGTGCTGATCAGGCGCAATCAGCAATTGATGCATTTTCTAAATCTATGGCCAAAGGCAAAATTGATGCTGATGCCTGGATCTCGATTGTTACCGCTGCCGATAACATTATTGCAGATATGGCTAAAACCACAGGCAAGACAGAGGTTCAAATTCGTGAGCTAGGCGCGACCGGTAAAATCTCTTTAGAAGATCTGATCAAGACACTTAAAGCTACCAGAGATTCAAATCAAGAATTAGCTGATGCAATGGAAAATAGTCTGGCAGATGGTGTGACTACATTGTCAAATGCCGTGACCAAGTTACTTGGTGAAATCAATCAGAGCACAGGTGCAACTAATACTGCAGCAGCAGGCTTGGGATTATTAGCCGATAATATTGATATTGTAATGAATGCAGCGGCGGCAGGCGGTCTTGCTTATTTAACCAAGACAATTATTGCCAAAACTGTTGCCACCGATACCGGGATTATCTCAACCATCCGCAGTCGTCAGGCATCTGTTGCAAATGCTCAGGCTGAGGTTGCAGAAGCAACAGCAACACTTAATGCGGCTAAAGCACATCTTGCAAATGTTCAAGCGACAAATGCAGCGGCACAGGCTAAATACGGCGCTACGGTAGCGGCAACACGTTATGCACAAGCTCAAGCAGCGGTCACTGCTGCTACGAATGCACAAACAGCAGCGCAAGGACGTCTTGCAGCTGCATCTATCAATGTAGGAAGATTAGCTAGTGGAGCGTTTGCCTTAATTGGTGGACCAATAGGTGCAATTACCTTGGGCGTGGCCGGTTTGACTGCCGCTTACTCTTATTTCAATGGTAAGGCAGAGGAGGCAACGGCAAAGTTAAAAGAGCAAGCTGAGGCTGTTAAGTTAACTAAAGATGAAATCAAGGCGCTGAGTGAGGAGCAACGTAAAGAGAAGCTAGCTGATCTCGCTGCAACATTGGATGATCAAAACAAGAAGTTGAAGCAACAAGAGCAGGCGGTCGCATCAGCATTAATTGCCATTCAAAACTATGCAGTAGGTAATGTAAAAGTTACCGATATCTCAAATAAGGCTCGACTTGGTACCATTTCATATACTGAAGCGATAGAGCAACTGAAGGATCAGAAAATTCCTTCTGATCTCAGGGATGCATTACTTAAGCAAGTCAAAGCCTATGATGCGGCGGCTGAGGCTGCAAACAAAACCAAAAAAACCTATAGTTTATTTGGGATTGAAGTATCACTTGCAGGGAATAAGGCTGAGAATGCGATTGTCGGTCTTGATAAAAATACCAAGTCGTTAACTGAAAATGAAAAGGCTGCTTTGGCTGCAAAAGAGGCTCAAAAGAAATATGCAGACTCATTATTTGATCGTGAATTTGATGCACGTTTAACCAAGAATTTACTCGCCAAAAACTATACAGCGGATCAAGTAAAGCAAATGGTAGACACTGCGAATTGGGCGCGAAAAAATGGTGTGAAAATTACCAATGAATTATACCAAGCTGGTTTAGAAATTCTTTCCATGGAGCAAGAGAATACGAAAGTTATTGAGGCCAAAAATAAAGCTTTAAAGGATTCTACGAATGAGTTAACTAAGCAGGAAAAAGTCAGTAAACGTCTAGTCGGGATCTCTGGTAATTCTGGAATTGGTACCGGTGCTCATCTTGATGTTCGGTATGGTGGTTCGTTGTCTGGCCAGAAAGTCAGTAATGAGCATTTGGCCCGCTTAAAGGCGGCTGATAAACCTTTATCCTCATATCGGATCAGTTCCAATTATGGACCAAGAAAAGCCCCTACTGCAGGGGCTTCTTCATTTCATAAGGGGATTGATTTTGCAATGCCAGTTGGTACACCAATCACTACGAATGTCGCCGTGAAAGATGTACAGACTGCCTATGATCCAAAAGGCGGTGGGTATTACAGCACCGTGACTTTTGAGGATGGTGTGGTTTTAAAACTGCTTCACCAGTCTCCAAAAATGCAAGGCAAGGTTAAAGGTGGTGCAAGCAAAGGCAGTGATAAAGCGGGAGTTGATATTCAATCTCAAATTGAGAAACAAATGGATGCTCAACGTGCACTCGAAAATGAAGTGGCCAGTGAAGTCCAACGAATTAAAAGTAATTTGACTGTTCGCTTGGAGGATGTAGACAAGGCAGGCTTTACACCAGAACGCTCTGCTGAAATTAAGTCAGAACTCCAACGCCGTGCAGACAATGATATAGCGATCGCTCAACAGGCGTTACGAACCAAACTGGAAGATTATAAGGACTTTCAAAAAACTGAAGTTCAGTTACTCGAAGAAAGCTTTGCCCGTAAAAAATTCAATGCTGCCCATGATATTGAACTCAGCAAGGCTGAACAGAAACAGGCTGTTGAATTGCTAAATAAACAGCAGCAGCAAGAATTGGGCTTATTGAAACTTGCACAAGAACAGCGTCTGTTTCAGGCGAAGCTATCCTTATTATCTGAAACTGAAGTGATGCAGGAACGGTATCGATTGGAACGGGAGGAAATTTTAAAAAATACCAAGCTGAGCATTGAAGAGCGCCAAAAACTGATTACGTTCTCCAAAGCCAATCAGGAAAAGGAGATGCGTGACAAGATTACCGGTGCTGTTCAGAACTGGGGAAGTATCCAAGCTGATATGAATGGTACCAGCGATTTCTATAGACAGGATCAAGACCGGTTTAGCCGTCTTGGTGCAGCTCAGGATCTGTTTGATAGCAAATCTACAGCGGTTGACTACAACGAGCAGAGTGGTATTGAAGATATCAACTCCAAACTCCAGGCCGGTCTTTTAACACAGCAAGATTTTGAGGATCAGAAAACAGCGATCATGCAAGCCGCTCTTGAGCAACGCAATATCATCTATGATGAATATGCTCAAAATGCCCAAGAGATTGAAGACAAGTACCAACAAGATAGATTGAATGCACAAATTGCTCTCGGTGGGCAAATGATTGGTTCAGTAACATCGATGTTTGGTTCTATGTTCGGTGAGCAATCCAAAGCCTACAAGATCATGTTTGCTGCAGATAAAGCCTATGCAATTGCAGCAGCCGGTATTGCGATTCAACAGAATATTGCTCAGGCTGCCAAGGTTGGTTTTCCTCAAAACTTGCCATTAATTGCAGGTGCGATTGCTCAAGGTGCCAGCATTATCAGTAATATCCGAGCAATCAAGGATCAAGGCTTTGCTGAGGGTGGTTATACGGGTAAAGGCGGTAAATACGAGGTTGCCGGATCTGTTCACAAGGGCGAGATCGTATGGTCACAGGATGATATTAAACGCTGGGGCGGTGTCAATTTAGTTGAGAGTATGCGTAAGAGTGCGAACCCCGAAGCATTTCTCAAAAACAGCTCGGCTGAAAATATTATGCGCCGTGCACTGATGAGCTCAAATGCCTTTATGGAAAGTCAGAAGAAATCAAACATCTTCAATCAATCCGGAGATGGCCAGATTATCTATAAGGCGAATCAGACTGCAGATAATCCAAAGATCTCTACCGGTACGGACCTGTACCATGATGGCAAAGTGTATTTCTCGCCTAATGGTCTGATTCAGGATCGCTCAAATCTTGAGGATGTCCATGATTTCACTCTTGGCAGATCTGCACGGCCACAGGCTGAGGCTTTGGCTTCAGTTCAACCAACTGCACCTACGATCAACTTTAAAATTGAAGTCGTGAACCAGGTGAAAGGGACAACGGTCGAAGCAGAACAACTGGATGAAAATACTGTTCGGTTGATTGTAAAAGATGAGTTGAAAAAGGAGCTTTCACGCGAGGTGCCAAAGATCGTCAGTGATCAGATTAAGGAACCTAGCTCGCCAATCAGTCGGGCTATTTCAACCAACACAACAGCACGGCGTAATCGTTAAATATATGAGACCACCTTTCGGGGTGGTTTCATTTTCAATTTGAGAAGAATCAACTAACTGAATTTATAAGGTGATTAGGTTTTGCATTTTTTGACACAAATTGTCATGGCCTTACTTATCTTATGTTCTAACTATTGAACAAATCTTTAATAATGTTAAATTACAGCAAATGATAAAATAGAGCGTAAGCGATATTTTATAAATATTGGAAATATATACGCCATGAGCAACTTAAGTTTTAGTCATAACATGCTTGTATGGGCTGCAAACAATATTGGTTTGCGCCTTGAAGAAGCTGTGTCTAAAATTTCTGAAGTTGAACGTACTCAAAAAAAACTATTAGAGGGTAACTTCTCTATTAGACAAGCTGAGGAGTTTGCTCAATTAACCAAAGTTCCTTTTGGTGCATTGTTTTTGAATGAACCACCTGAAAGCTTATATAAGCCTAAAATTCCAGATCTAAGACAAAGTCCTAATGCACTACCTCTAAGTGACGGTTTTTTTGAAGTTTTGGAAGATGTACAAACTAAACAAGAATGGTATGTAGATTTTTTAAAAGAAAATTTTGCGGATAAATTAGAGTTTGTTGGTAAATATAAAAATAGCCATGATGTAAATGCTATAGCAACAGATATTAGAAAAAAAATTGGTTTACCTTATGATTTAAATACAAAAAAAAGCAAGGAAGATTATCTAAAAACATTAATAACAAAATGTGAAGAAATAGGTATATTGGTTTTTAAAAATAGTATGGTTAAAAATGCTACAAGAAAACCATTAAACACTGAAGAGTTTAGAGGCTTTGTGCTAATTGATGACTATGCACCAGCAATATTCCTAAATGGCCAGGATATGCCTGCTGCCTTAATATTTACTTTAGCTCATGAATTAGCTCATGTTTGGTTGGGCGAGTCTGGGGTTGATGACTTGGATATTTATGGTAATGATCCGAATGAAGTATTGTGTAATAGAATTGCTGCAGAAGTATTAATTACAAAGAACGAGTTTTTAAATTCTTGGGAAAGACACCAAGGCGATTTATATTGTATTGCGCAAGAGTTTTGTGTCAGTAAGTTGATGGTAGCTAGACTAGCATTAACTCATGGTTTATATAATATTGCTGAATATCAAGAAATTCAAAAACAAGAGTTTGAAGCTTACCGTAAACTTCCTAAAAAGGAGGGTAGCCCAAGTTTTATAAACTTAGTTCCAGGTAGAAATAGCTATCTTTTAACTAGAACTGTTGTAAATCAGGCTTTATCTGGGAAACTGTTATTAAGGGATGCAGGGAAGTTATTAAATGCAAGCCCGCAAAATATTATGAAAATAGGTGGCGTTATTTAATGCATACAAAATATCTGCTTGATACTAATATCTTTATTCAATCACATAATCTTTCTTATCATCCATCATTCTGCAATGGATTCTGGGATTGGTTGGTTAATGGATATAAGGCAGATAAGTTTTATAGCATCGATAAAGTATTTGATGAGATGATTAAACCTGTTTCATCTCAAGATGAACTTTCTCAGCTATTAAGAAATCAGACCATTCCTCAAAGTATGTTTGTGGCTAGTTTGTCTGATCAAAATGTAGCTGTTCAATATGGGAAATTAATGCAATGGGCTTATGGCAATCCCCATTTTCTAACTAAAGCTAAAGACGAGTTTGCTAAACCAGAAAGTGCAGATGCTCATTTGATTGCTACGGCTATGGCTTATAATTATGTGATAGTGACAGAGGAACTATCTAACCCTGCTGCAAAAGCAAGAATTTTTATACCGGATGCTGCTGCTCAGTTTGGGATAAAGTGCATGACCATGCCTTCATTACTTAGAATGCATGCACATAATAACTTTACTCTTAAGTAAGTAGTATCTGAATAAATATTGATTGAAACTTATCTAAAGCGCCGTCAGGCGCTTTTTTATTACCTGAAGGAAAGTTATGTACAAGTTAAAACTTAATCCTCAAACGAGCGGCTATGGCGTAACACCAGGTGATGATGTGAAACGCCAGCAGTTTGATGGTGGGCGAGGTCGCTATTACATCGATGTAAAGCGTAACAGCCACATAGTCGATGTGAACTGGAGCTTAAGCAAATCAGACTTCAATAAGATGATGGCTTTCTGGCGGGTTTACCAAAATCAGCCAGCATCCTTCTATGTGGATCTGGTGATCGATCAGGGCACACGTCAGCACTACCTGTGCAACTTTATGCCAGGTACTTTTAAAACCAATGAGGTCAACGGCAATCTGTACCGGGTCAATGCCCAACTGGAGGTTGTACAGAATCAGAAGGATTTGGCCGCTGATCAGGCCTTAATTAAAGATTGGGTGGTGTGATGGATCAGGAATATGCAAAGTTCTTTCTCAACCGCACGGTCGACATTTATCAGCTGGAATGTATTGAGCTGACACATCCCTCATTTATCAATACCTATCGGGTGGTCCGCAATGATGATCAGGGTGTTTACGTCCGGCACAAGGAGAATGACAGCCAGCTGTTCTATGAATATCTACCTGCAGAGATCCAGCGCTCAGGCATGCTGGGTGATCTGGACCAGTCCTTAACGATTTCAATATCAGGCTTGGGTGATGTGCTGCCGGATGAGTTTGAGCGCGTCATGGAAGGACAATATCCGGATATTAAGCCAACAGTAAATTACCGGCTTTACAGCTCTGACAATCTCAATACACCGATGTATTTCTTACTTGGGTTGCAACTCTCAGGCGTGGCGATGGACCACAAGGCAGTGACATTTAAAGCCGAGTCACCACGACTCAATACTGCCAAGACGGGCGACATCTTCTCACTGGATCGTTTCACCGGTCTCAAGGGGGCATTATGAAAGGTCATGACCATTTACTTGATCGGCAATATGATCAGGAAAATTACAACTGTGTTCACTTTGCCCACGAAGCTGCGATGGATCTGTATAGCATAGACCGTGGGGAAGCACTGGAACTGTTTATGCAGCCTAAGGGCAGTATTGAATTCAAGCCATCCAGAATAAAGCTCTTAAATCCGCTGCCCATACCCAAGGAGGGCTGCATTGTTGCCTTCCATCCAAGACTAAGAAACAAGCCCCCGCATGTGGGGCTTTTTCGTGGGGGGAAGGTTTTGCACCTCATGGAAAGCGGTGTGTCTTATTTATCTGAACAAGTTGTTATGGCAATGGGGTTTAATCGGGTCAGTTACTATGATTAAGATTATTTATAAACAGGATCCTTTATCTGAAAAGAAAGTGATTGAGCATGCGTCCACAATTGGCCAATGGCTCACCGCAAAGTATGCGCATATGCCTGAGCATCTGCGCATCTTTTACAATCCAAGTGATATGGAACATGCTGAAATTTCAGTGGCCAACGAAGTTACACCAAGAAATGTTCATGATCTGAAACAGCTCGATTTTCTTCCGGGCACATTCATTGTGATTGAGAATCCGAAGGGGATTCCCGCATTGATTGCTGCAGTGGTGTCGTTAGTGGTTGGCCTTGCTGTTGCATTACTGATGCCAACGCCTTCGATCGCACAGACTAACCAGAATAACAACCAGTCCTCATCGGCCAATAACGAACTTTCAAGCCGTGAGAACAAGATGCGGGTAAATGGCCGTATTGTGGATCTATACGGCGCAGCAAACGATACACCCGACCTGATCGCTGTGCCTTACAAAGTGTACGAGAACAATGTCGAAGTTGAGCATATTGTCGGATGTATTGGCCGTGGACACTATCAAATCAATGGTGCCTTTGACGGTGAAACCAATATTGTTGATATTGCCGGCGCATCGATCGAGGTGTATAGCCCGGATGTCGATATTGTAACTGGCAATCCGTATTTCTTTTTAGGCAGTGAAATTACAACACCGCCGTTGTCGGTACAGCAGCAAAACTCGGTCAATGGCCAGATCCTGCGCTCAGCTGATACTCAGGTACTGGAAGGTACCAATCACCTACGATTTGGTTATCCGAATGAGATTTTAAGATCTGCCTCAAATTTCACTGATCTAACCACCAAGTTTGTCAGTAATGATCGGGTTGAAATTACCAATAGTGGTTTCTGGTTCAATAACCAGTTCTATCATCTGGATGGGGTTTACAGTGTGTTGTCGGTCGCTGATGACCGGATGACCTTATCCAATCCTGCTGCAGTCAACCCAGGCTGGTGGATTCTGAAGGAACTCGCAACCCAGAAAACAGCTGAGTTATCACCACGACTTGCATCGATAGGTGAGAAGTGGATCGGACCTTTTGTCCTGGATAATGTTGAGCGTAATCGGGTGCTGTGTAACTTTGTGGCGACCAATGGGCTTTACGCTATTTATAACGGCAATGTTCAGGGTGCGGTGAATGTTGAGCTTGAAGTTGAAGTGACGCCAGTCAATTTGAATGGTGAGCCATTGGGCAATCCGATGTATCAACGTATCACGATGAAGGGATCTGCAAAGTCACGTCAGACTGTCGGTGTCACGCTGGATATGACCACGTTTCAGGGCCGTTGTAGTGTCCGTGCACGTCGGGTGACTGGTGCAATCAATGCGCCAAGTGTCATGGATGAGGTGAAGTGGCAAGCACTCTATGGAGCATTTCCTTTGCAAAGCACACGGTACCACAGTGAAACTGTTTTCCGTGCCAGAACCTACGCCACCACCGGCGCTCTATCGGTCAAGACACGTAAGATCAACTTTGATCTGCAGCGGATGCTACCTTTTTACCAGAATGGAGAAATGACCAAGGAAGTCTTTCCAACTTCAAGCTTTGCAGATGCCCTGGTATCGATGGCACTGGATGACAAGATTGGTCGCCGTACAGTTGACGAGCTGGATCTGGAGAATATCTATCGGACTTACTTTGAGATCGTGGATTACTTTGGTACACCATTGGCTGCGGAGTTCTGTGCAACCATTGATGATACCAACCTGTCCTTTGAAGAACTTGTCACCAACGTTTGTGACGCAGTAGGGTGTACGGCCTATCGTCAGAACAACAAGCTCAAGCTGTATTTTGAACGGCCTACGGATAACTCGGTACTGTTGTTTAACTTCAGGAATATTTATCCGGAAACCTATCAAAGGGATTTAAGCTTTGGGGTGATGGATGACTATGATGGCCTAATCTATGAATATACGGATCCTGCCGACGATAGCCGTATCAATATCTACTTGCCGGACAAGAGTGCCAAGAATCCTAAAGTGGTGAAATCGGTCGGTGTACGTAACAGGTGGCAAGCCCACTTTAATGCGTACCGACTGTGGAACAAGATGCGCTTCCAGCGTCGATCCATTACCTTTGATGCGGCATCCGAGTCGGAGCTACTGGTTCTGCGTGACCGGATTGCAGTGGCGGATTATCGCAATCGTATTCACCGCGGCGGGGATGTGCTGCAGCAGGAAGGCCTGATCCTGACCTTAAGTCATGATGTGGAGTTTATTGCAGGCAAAAGCTATGTGATCTATCTGCAGATGAGTGATGGCAGCGTGGATCTAATTCCGGTGACTGCAGGTGCGGCTACAAATAAAGTTGTGTTAGGGCGCTTGCCAAATGGACCGCTTAAGCTAAATCCAGAGGATTACATCAACACGACGTATATCGTGGTGAGCGATGATACTAAAGGCTCGTTGCCTTATCTGGTGGCCAAAAAGGAACCTGTGGGTAAGACGAGTAATAAAATCACTGCCATCAATTACGATGAACGCTATTACCTGAATGATAAGGACTATACCGACACCCCGATTGACGATAGCCCGATCTATATCCGTTACGATCAGCTCGATATCAATCTGGCTCGGTTGTACCAGATGCAGAGAGGTGAGTTGCCAGTCTCTGGAGTCATTAACTTCGTTGTGGAGCCTGGTGTACTGGTGTGCAGCTCAAGTGCTTTTCGACCGTACACAGAGCTTATTTATAAACATAGTCGGGATTTTGCCTCAGTTAAATATGTAGTGCCAGAATTACCAGAAATTTCAGCCATTGATACAGGAGAGTTTCCACCAGATCTGGTGGTGAATCTCACCATTAAAGGTGCAATTGTAGGACGTGGTGGTGATGGTGGTATTGCGCATGCAGCTTTCTATGATGGAAATGACTATGAGAATGCTTTCACGAAAACTCGACGTGACGGCAGTATCGGAGCACCAGGCTTACTGGTGCGTCATTCTAAAGTGAATCTGATCATCGATGGCGGTATTGTTGCGCGTGGTGGATCCGGTGGTGGTGCCACTCCAAGTGGACGTAGTACACGATATAGCTATGCAATGCAGGGTACATGTGGTGGCGGCGGTGCACCGTTTGGCATGGCGCTGAGTTTTGTTCCAACGTCCAGCGAAGTACCGCAATTCAGGGGCTATTTTAATAACAATTACCAGACCGATAAGATTACTGATGCCCAGAGAGATATTCCAGGCAGAGGTTATCAAAGAGTGACTGGCGATTATGGATCACCGTTTTCTGGTGATGGTGGTGGTTGGGGCCAACGCGGTACCAAGTCAGTTAATACCGGGACTTGGAACTGGAACTATCACGGAACACTTGAGGGTGAGCCAGGACTAGGTGGACCGGCCATTATTGGTGCACCGTTACTGACCCTACAGATAATTAATGGAGGTCAAATTTTACAAACGCTTTAACAGTCTTAAATCTTTTATAAGCACCCAAACGGGTGCTTTTTTATTGTCTATTGGAGACAGGAAATGCAAGAACAGGCAGCAAGCGCGGTTGAAGCTGCTACAAACACAATCGCAGCAACAGCATCCAAGGTTTCATATACATCAGCGGGGTTATCAGTGGCAGCGTATGCAGCAAGCATTGATTGGGCGGTATGGGCCTCAGTCTTTATCGGTGTAATTACTTTTTTTACCACACTGTATTTTAAACGGCGAGATGACAAGCGGGCCCAGGAGATCCATGAATTGCGTAAGAAGCAATATGAGCAGAATAAAGAACGTTTAAAGGGGAATTGTGATGACAAGTGAACAGACTCGGGCTTATCTGGCCTTTGCACTCGTAGGGCTAATGTTTGTCCTGGTGATTGCTTTATTTTTTGTGGATATGCCACGGGAGAACAGCAACCTGATCAATACAGCATTAGGTTTTATTGCTGGGGCAATGACAACGGCCTGCGGTTTCTATTTTGGTAGTTCAGAGCAAGAAAAGAAGAAAGATAAAGACAGTCCAAATCAGTAGTTAAATTTTTAAATCAACGTGACCGCCTTCGGGCGGTTTTTTTATGCATGAGGAAAAGTGATGAGCATTCAAAATTTACAGAAAGCATTGGGCGTTAATGATGACGGTATCGTTGGCCGTGGAACGCTGACAGCATTATTCAAGAAACTAGGTGCACCACATGCACGTGCGGAAGAGCTTGCACTTGCAGCGAATGTACACATGCGTACATATCATATTTTAGATAATGATCTACGTCTGGCGCACTTCATAGCTCAGTTGGCGCATGAATCGGGTAATTTTCGCTATATGGAGGAAATCGCCAGTGGTAGAGCATACGAGGGGCGTAAAGATCTAGGGAACACTGAAAAAGGGGATGGTACTCGATACAAAGGCCGTGGACCGATCCAGTTAACGGGCCGTGCAAACTATCGCAAGTATGGCCGAGCTCTTGGGATAGACTTTGAGAATAATCCGGAGATTGTGGCTTTACCTAGTATCGGGATGCTGGTGGCATGTAAGTACTGGTATGACAATGGATTAAATGAGCTGGCCGATAAAGACGATATCAACCTGATTACACGCCGGATTAATGGCGGTTTCAATGGTTTGGATGATCGTAAGGCAAAGTTAAATACGATGAAAAATATGTTGGGGAAGTGATGCGGTACCATTGCAGACGTTCACCTGCATCCATTGCATTGAGCCTTGCGGTATTGATACTTTTGCCAGGATGCACGGCGCATACGATCAACAATAATATTCATGTTGGGATTTGTGTTCGAGCACTTTAATATTATTGTATGATTGGCATTATCTTCCAGATTAATTTTTTGGCCACAAGATCTGCAGCGAAGATCCGGGCGAACGATCGACAACCTAAATTATTGAAAAATATATAAACCAAAAAAAATGCCAATTTTTAGGGATTGGCATTTTATTACATTTTACGGACAAAATATTATTTCAGTTTTAGACACTGAATATCACCCATAGGATTTGCCGAGTTTTTAAGAATCTTCTCAATTTCTGGCTGAAGAGCTAAGGCTTTATCTGATAGATCTTTTACGTCCGGTGAAATTTTACTTCCAGACTTAACCTTTAAAGCTGAGTACTTTCCAATAAATTTATTACCTACACATAAAGCATCTAGGGCATTTAGTGTCATGGCACTATTTTTCCCTTCTGAAAGCGCTTTAAGATCCCCGGATAAATTAATGCCCAAAGTGTCATAAGTGGTTTTAATAGCATGGGCTTGATAGCTTGCAAAATTTAATAACTGATCATTGGTTTTGGATACTTGTGTAGCCTCTTCATAAGCAGCACTAAATACAAATTTTGTGTAATACAGTTGATTAAATTGAGCGTAGAGGGAAGCCTCTCTTGCCTTGTTTAGATCGTTTTCGACTTCCTGTTCGGTTAATTTATTTGTGTTATCTGCCTGACTGCAGGCAGCTGTAAAACCGGCAATAAGAATAAGTAATATTTTAAATTTGTTCACTGTTTAATCTCCCATTTTTCGCATTTCTGATAAAGGTCTTTCATAGCCATATTCTGATACGGCCAGATTATAAGCCTTCCTATTCCATTTTTTTCCATTTCCAAATACTACTTCGTACATTACCTGGTCGATGTAGAAAGGTCCTCTATTCATTGGGATCGCTTCAGCATAGGCCACGTAACTGGCTTTTGAATACATACCCATACCAGAAGGAGCAAGCTTAATCAGCCCCTCAATATCTCTATAATTTGCAGCAACACGAATATCGAAAACATCTTTAGATAGCTCGATAATCGCTTTACCGGCTCGGCTTGTCGCAACGTTTTTTAGATATGATGCAAAGCGTAAATACATCAATGTATGAAAATACTCTGTATAGATTAAGCCAGGTGTACTTTGTTCAATTTCACGTAGATCAAATTGCAAGCCGAAATGTAGAGCCATGTCGTACTCAAATGGCTGTTTATTCTTTACATGATCCCAGTGTGCCTGAGACATGCCAAAGGTATAGGGCACAGTCTTTTTAACTTTTATTAGGTTTTTCCACCCGTCACATGCAGTTAGATAACCATCTTCAGCATGACACATATTTACTGTTTGCTTGAGATCTATACTTGATGCTGCATCAGAGCTGATCGGTTTCTTATCATAATTTTTGTGGAAAATTATTCGACCTAAATTTGTCGCATTACTTCTTTCGGTTGTCATAATTTAAACTCAAATTGGTTCGAGAGTTTTAGATAAATCAATGGTGATAATTTCAATCGATTCAGGGGAGTATTGACTGTCATAAAGCGCAGTCATACCGCTTTTATCTGTATAGCCTCTCACTAACAATTCGCCTGAATCCTTGCTATATAGTTCGTATAAAATTTCTGTCAAAGGCTTGTTAGTCGTTGTCTCCATGACTTGAAACTGAATTTTGTGTAATTCATTGTTCTCAGCAACAAGTGAATCTTTCTGTTGTTGTGTTGCCATAGGACTTGAAGCAGATGCCGTAGCTTTAGCCGTAGGTGATGGGCCATTGTCTTGTACAACAAGGCTCTGTTTTGGTAGTAACTTACAGCCACATGAAAGTGAGTCATTGACTCTTGCTGCAGCTTTACCAAAGATCTGCATGCACGGATCGCCTGAGATGATCGTTGCAACGGTTTTATGTTTCGGGCATGTAGCCTTATCACCGACACAAGCGATTGGAATGCCTTCTATCTGGAACATGCTATTGCCAGATATAACTTGCCCACCTCCAGTGGTCGGGCAGCCAACAACAATATATGGTGTGGCCATAAAATTTACCCTCTGTTTAGTTATTGTGGGGGCATGATAGCAGTGCTTATACAGAACATACTGTTTAGTTTTTTTAAAGCTAAAATTTAAAAGTGAGTGTATAGATAGAAATTGGAAAGCCCTCATGAGAAGGGCTTTTTTTAATTTTTATCTTCAACTCTTTCTATTATATCTAATAATTTTTTATACAATTTTTTGTCATTTTTAAATGCATCATCAAAAATACTTTGTAAATGTGTCCCGTCAATGCCTCTTAAATTTTCAACCCGCCTGTAGTGATTAGGTACTTTGCAATAGCCTTCAGTATAAATATTTTCTATTTCAGAATTTATTCTAATTCCAAATTTGAAGCGCTCCAAAATCGCATCTAATAGGTTTAGCTTAGAAATTACTTTAAATAAATCATCATCAACTTCTTTGTAAGTTATTTCAGGTGTGCCATAGATATGCTGAAATAAAAAAAAATGGTATTTATCTTTGGCATAGATGAATTCTCTATGTGCCTCTAATGCCAGTGTAGAAACAATTTCATATTTTTTTTGATCTTTCCAATCATTAAATAAGTAGGCCGCCACAATTGTTGCAAATAAAGTTCCAAATGCTCCTAATATTGAGCCAAATGCTGAGATAGCATCTGCACTATCGTGAAATACTATTTTATTGGTGCTGTATATAAGTAGAGCAATTGAATACAACACTACTCCCCATAAAAGAATTGAATAAAACTTAATCTTGTTTTTGTTCATTATCTACCCACCTTCCCAATCACTGGTATTAATTGCGGCCCAGCTAATCTAGCCTTTCCAATTATTTCTAATAGCTCATCATAAGTTAATTCGAATTTATCTTCACTATCAAAAACATACTCGACATTCTTTCCTTCTAATTCAGACGGTTTTTCTGGTACAAAACGCTTAGGGATAAGGATTTGTGCAAGTTGTTCGTTTGTTAATTTAAATAAATGCATAAGGGTTATCCTATTCTAAAAAGTTCGTTCCAGTTAGTAAGGTAAGAAGGAGAGCGGCGATTCTGGTTCATCTGCCAAATTGCATGTGTGTCGTTGCATAAGCCGAGCGAGACATGATCTTTGCCGTACTTGGCCTTGATTGCCTCCATTGTCTGTGACAGCTTTTCTCGTTGATTTCGATGGGTGTAATCAGTGAATAGATCCGGAACGAATTTAGATTTATGAATTAACTCGAGTAAAACGATACCGGCCTTTTTATACTTAAAGCCAGGCTTATAAATCTGATCAATTCCTTTCATTGCCGCACGTGTTATCTCGAGTAAATCATCAGTATATTCATGCATTTGTACAATGATATACGGCGAGTATTTTTCATCTTTGTTGAATTTACCAGTTTGAATAAACACGCCGACAAGCTTGCATAAAGACTCATCATTACGCATTCTTTCAACGCCTCGAGTCACGAATAAACGTACCGATGATTTGATATCGTTCTTTTCATAGACTGGCTGACCATAAGACCTGCTACTGATAATTTGTTTCTTTGATGGGTTGTCGTTCTCGATGTCGATGCACGAAACGCCCTGCAGCTCGCGAACAGTCTTTTCCATCACAATTGAAAACGATTTTTTAATTTCCTTCGGATTTGACTCAACCAGATCCAATACGGACTTAATGTTCATTAAGTTTAGTTTCTTACAGTTCTGTCGGCCTACACCCCAGACTTCAGCTACGTCCACTTGCGCGAGTAATTGCTCTGCAGAGCACGGATCCATCTCAGCCAAATTACACACACCATCAAAATATTTATTCTTCTTCGCTATATGGTTTGAAATTTTAGCCTCAGTTTTACTGCGGCCAATACCAATGCAACAGGGTAATCCAAGCCACTGTTGAGCCTTCAACCTCATTTCTTGAGCATATGCAGTTAAATCATAGTTTTTTGCGTAAGTTGTTAGATCAAGAAAGCATTCATCAATACTATAAATTTCCTGCTCACCAGGTGCCACATACTGGCCAAGGAGACTCATAAAACGGCGTGACATCTCAGCGTAGAGTGCGTAATTGCTTGAGAGCACCTGTACGTCATATTTCTTAATGACATCTTCAATTTGGAATACCGGTACACCCATTTTGATACCGATATCTTTAGACTCCTGGCTGCGAGCGACTGCACAACCATCATTATTGCTGAGGACTATTACTGGGCGATCATTGAGAGATGGATTAAAAACACGTTCACATGAGACGTAGCAGTTATTCACATCCACGAGCGCGAATATGCGAGTATTACTTTTCATGACTATTCTTCTTATTTTATGAGCGGTAATGCATACGCTTTAAGTTGAATGTCACGACACCCCAGACAACAACAGTCTGATTGTCTGCTGGGATGATGTGCTCATAAGCTGGGTTCTCAGCTTTTAGCCAGACCTTTGGCAGCGGGTAATTATCATCACCAAAAATATCTCTAATTTCATTCTTAGACATTTTGGAGGTGATCATAAGTCGCTTAATCGTTGAGTCTTTATTATCGATTAATGCGACGACGATATCTTGGTGAGCTGCTTCAATGCTGCGATCGATGATAATAGGATCATCAACTTCAAGACCAGCACCCAACATGGATTCACTATCAACACGTGCGATGAATGACGATATCGGGTTATGAATTAGATATTCATTTAAGTCGACTGTAGTAGCAACATCATCTTTAGTTGTGAAGGCTGGACCAGCAGGGATACGCTCTAGTGCAAAGGGGATAGCTGCTTTAGATTTTGGCAGAATAGGGGTAAGGCCAAGTTTATCGATCAGATCAGTTTGCATTGAGATCTGTTCAAATACAGCATTAACGGTGGGGCTTGGTTTCCCTTCAGGTCCCATGAGAGCTTGTAAGCTCGACCATGCGCCTTCAGAGAAGTAGATAGGCAACTTCTTAGACATTTTTAAACTCCTACGCTACTGGGCGTGTTTGGAATTGAATTTACCTTTTTAGGATATGATTTTTATCCCGGAAAACACAAATTAAAAAAATCTATTACAAACAAGTAGATGTCATAGATTGACGTGACCTATTGTGCATTTGGTCGGAATTTATGCATTTCATTTTTCGGCGCTGCAGTGTATTCATCAGGTGGCATATCAACTAAAAAATCCCGTGCTTGATCATGACCACATGTAAGCCAGTCTTTACGTCGGCCTTTCGGAATTACCACGATCGATCTCTTTTCATCGTCTGGCGCATGGAATTGTTTCATGAAAGGATGCATGTCAGCATTAATCGTTAACATGCTCATCGATACCACTGGTTCGCCGTTTACAACTGCATATTCATAAATGCCCGCAACAGTGAAAGGCATGTCATCTTGTCGGTAGATACCATACCAATTTGCTTTACCATCGATATATTTTGGTTCATAAATGGTTTCAACTGGGATCAAGCAAAATTGGTTCTTTGACCAGGCATGGCGAAAGCTGGGCTTAGAAGCAACTGTTTCAGATCGAGCATTATATGTGTTACGTACTTTCTTAATATCGTCAGCCCAATTGGGTACCAGACCAAATCGGGCGGATCTCCATTCAATGCCGTGCTCGGTTGCAATTAAGATAGGGCCGTCATAGCCAGGATATAGATCCTCTTTATAATCAAAAGTAGGCTCAAGAAGATTCAGCAACTGTGCCCGACTTCGAGCTATGGGTTCGTAGTTTGCGCACATATTTATTAATCTCTATCTTATGCTCTATTTTTATCTTGAATTTCTTTTATGATATTTGTGTAGTGATTTTTCATTATTTCATGAAACTCTTTGTAGTTTTTTCTTTCTCGAATAGTATCGTTTGACTCTTTATTAAATTTTGTGCTGTAACCACTATGATCATATTTAATATTAAAACTTTGATATAGCTTATTTATATGTGTGGTGAAGGCAGGATCACTTGGGTTTCCTATTAAAACAAAAGAATCTATTATATTGGGTTCTATAATATTTATAGACAAGAGTTCATAAATGGGAAGGTAATGTTTATTAACAATTTCATGGTTGATATGTAGAAAGCTAACAGCAATTCCATGGAAATTGTCAAATAGCTCCTTAATTTTAGTATCTTCTTTATTGTAAAGAGTATACCTTTCCATATGAATATAAAATTCGGTAAGATAAGCGTTTTCTCTTGAAATTAACTGCTTGTGAAGAGAAGAAGCAAAATAATACCCGCCATTTTTAGGAAAGTAATTCTCATGTATAGTGACTAATGTTCTACATATAGGATCAATTTGATTCCAAAATCTAATAAGATTCTCTTCTGCCAAGCTCAATAATTGAGAATTATTTTCAAAGTTTTTTTGTAATCGCCAAGAGTTGATTAATAAAATTGCAATTATAGGTGCTATTAAAGTAGCGGACCATACAAACATATTGGATAGAACTGCAGGAATGTCTGTATCTTTGGTACCAAACTGCGTTGTTAAAATTAAACCTATGCATAATGCGAAAATAACAATGACAATATAGAAAATAAGCCCTAAGGATATAATCTCTGCTAAATTAAAATTTTTATCAATTAATTTATATTTTTTCATCTTAATTAATTCTCAATTTTTTCAATATGATAGTGTTCTTCAAAATAATAGTCATTAGAAATATCTAACCATGCATTAAGATCCTGATCAAACTCTAAAACTCGGTTTTTAAACAATCTAATTACACGGTTATTTTTAAAACCAAAGTGTGAGGCTTCATTGGGTAGTTGAGACCAATCAACTGTGCCATTGTCAGCGAACCAGTCTTCCCAGGCTATTTGAATTTCTTTGATATAAAATTCTTGTTTAGCTTTATTCCAGGCGAACGGGTGTTCTGTCTGCATTTTATTTACATGCTTACGAATGAAGTATTTATTTTGCTTGTGTTCATCAATGAAAGCCTGAATTTGGCTCTCAAGGAATTGGTAGGGCACTGTAATAGTGTCATCCTTTGCAACTTCAAAAGCTTCAAAAGTATCCATTTCTGAAATAACACGCTGTGTTTTATTCCATTCTTTATAATGATTCTTGTATGTCGCCTCAGCAACACTCATTGCTTCGGCAAAGTCTAAACGATGATCACCACGTTTTTTAAGGTTCACATAGCGTTTTAATGTATTCCATGATTCATGCAGTGTAATTGTCTGCAGCTGGGGAATTGTAAAACCTTCTTCAGCGTAACGGGTTGCTGCTTCATGCCTTAAGTCGTGGAATCTTAGATCTTCAATATTTAATTGATTACACGCTCTGGTAAAGTAGGAGGACACTGTTCTTGTATTTACAGGAACCAGTAACTTATCACTGTATCCAAGCTCAAGTACACGTTCACGGACTTCTTTTTCCATTAATTTATTCGTAAGCATGATGGTTTTAGGTTCCATGTGAAAGTACTTATGGTTACCTTCAGATCCATCAGGATGCTTTGCATCTCGAACCAACCATTGAGTATTGTGCCGATCATAATCTGGTAATCGTAAAGAGCAAATCTCATCTTCCCGACGACCTGAATAGATGGCATACCACATAATCAAGTGCATTGGCACAGAACGTTTCCTTCTCATCCATTTACTATAAAAGAGGGTAGTAAGAGCCTGAAGTTCATCAGATGTAGGTAGACGATCCCGAAGTTTACTTTTAGTCACGATCCTTGCTTTACGTAAGCCTGTGACTGATTTATCAAACTCATCAATTACATGCTCAATATTTTTGCCCCAAACAAATTGGGCATGCACCAGTACTGCTTTAATGTGACTCAACTCTTTTAATACAGTTGATGGAGCCACGCCTTCGGTACCTAATATAGGATTGCCTTTACGTCGACCAATTGCAAAATCAGAAAAATCCTGGCGAGTTAAAGAATAGATATTTTTCTCAGATAGCTCTACACTAGCGATCTTTTTTAAAGCGCCTGTTTTTGTTCTGGCGAAGCTATCAGCTTCATCTAAATATGCAGTTATAAATTCAGCTAATGTTGCCTGTTTTAATTCTTCAGCAGGATTCAGCATTTTTTCAGGATTTATTTCGATCTCGGCCTCAGTTCTTCTAATCCATTCGTCAGCTAATGATTTTTTACTGAAAGTCTTTGATGCATTGTAAACAGGATAACCCTCGCGTTTGATCCTGACCTGAGCACGGTAGCGTGTAGTGCCATCAGTTTGCGTGCGTTTAGTTACTGTTCCCAT